CTTCATCATCACCGGAAGTCGGGCCGGACCTCGGCAAGCTCGTCGAGGTGGGCGCGTACATGTGTTTCCAGAACCTTCTGCATCACAGCGGGCTCCACGCCGAGATCGGCCGCCATCAGCGCCGCTGACCGCGCGGGCCAGTTCACCCATGCATCCCGGACCTCGCGGGCCAGGCGGAACACCAGCGCCAGCGCGCGCGCCCGCTCGATCAATTCCCCCTTCAGCTTTTGCAGCCGGATACGCCGTTCCTGCGCCTTCAGCACCTCGTTGGCGGTCTTCGCCTGCAGGAAGGTGGTCCCACCGGCCGCGACCGGGGCGGGCAGACCCTCCTCGCGCAGGGTTTCGCCGACTGAGGCGACCGCCGCCTCGGGGACGGGTTTCAGCTTCGGTTCGGGCGGCTTGCGGGTCTTGGACGGGTCCGTGGTGTCTGCCCGCCGTGCGTCGCTGGCGGCCGCGTTGATGCTGCCGTCGGGATAGAGGACCAGCCGTTCGGCAAGCTTTGCCTTCTGGACCGCGCCACGGGACAGCCCGACATGCGCGGCATACTGGCGCTCACTCATGCCCTGCATCGTTCGCTCCGATTATCAATCCAAATCATGCGCTTATCTCGTTGATAAGCATCGCGGACAGAGGGAACGTGTTTCCAGAAGGACGATGCAACTCACCTCGGAGCCACCAAGATGACCCACCGCGCGACCGACAACACGAAAGCCATCCACGCCTTCATCGCCGCCAAGGCCGAGATCAACGCGATGCTGGAACGCCTCGCCGCCCTCAGCGCGGACCATTTCGAGACCAGCCCCGACGAGATCAACTGGGGGCATGTCGGTACCCTGCATCACTACCGCGACCGTCTGCGCGAGATCACCGACAGCGCGTTCAAGGAAGGCGAGCAAGCCGAATAACCAACGCATTCATTGCGCCAGCTCCGCCCTGCGGGGCTCGGCCTTGTAGAAGGGTCCGCATTCCGCGCGCCCCGATACGGGAGACGACAATGACACAGCTTTCCGACACCCAAGCCCTGATCCTGAGCGCTGCCTCTCAGCGACCTGAACATATCGCCCTGCCGCTGCCCGAGAGCCTGCGCGGCGGTGCCGCTGCAAAGGTGGTCGGCGCGATGATCGGCAAGGGATTGCTGCAGGAGGTCGACGCCGACCTTCGCAAGGGCGAACCCATGTGGCGCGAAACCGGCGACGGCCATGGCGTAACGCTGATTGCCACCGACGCAGGGCTTGCAGCCATCGGCATCGAGCCCGACGACACGCACAGCGCGCGCACGGGCACCGACGAGGCGCCGAGGGGTGTGTCCGCGACGGACACCACCACCGCGCCCGAAGCCACGCCCAAGGCGCGCACGCTGCGCGAGGGCACCAAACAGGCCACGCTGATCGCCATGCTGCGTGCGCCAGAGGGCGCGACCATCGAGGAGATCATCGCCGCCACGGGCTGGCAGTCGCACACGGTGCGCGGCGCGATGGCCAGGGCACTGAAGAAGAAGCTCGGACTCGAGGTGACCTCGGAGAAGGTCGAGGGGCGCGGACGGGTTTATAGCCTGCCGCGCGACTAGCGCCGCGCGCCATGCAAGTCGAAATGCCGCCGTCCCTCGGGGCGGCGGCCTCCTTGTCTCAAAGCGAGATGTTCCAGTAGTCGAGCACCTTGCGGACATCATCCCGAGGATAGTGCGGGCCTGCAGATGCTAGATCGCTGCGAATGGCGGCCTTCCTGCGGTCTGCCGCGTCCTTGATCCTCGCCGAGAACCTGGCCATGCCGAGAGGGCGCGAGGGCCGATCAGGCTTCGGCCAGCTTTCCGGGTAAGCCTCCCAATCCAACCATTCCGCCACCTGCCGCGCGTTGTCTGCGACCTCCTCATGGTCACAAGACCAACCGTAGAGTTGCAACGCGCATACGCGCAGCATCATCTTTACTTCGGTCATGACGTCCGTGAATGCCTTTAGCGGCGTGGGGAGAAGGACCATGTTCGCCACGCAGGAAAAGAAGCGCCGATCCTGCACCACGGCGTTGCTGATCTGATAAGCGGCATCATCCACACCCCATATGTGGCAACATGACCAGTTCGGCCTTTCCTCGGCACGAAGGCCCAGTGCAAGCGTTAGAGCCTTGTTCGCGTGAATGTTTCCTTCGAATTTGTGGATGATCGCGCCCGTCTGCCGATTACGGTTCATCTGCGGCTCAGACCAGTTCGCCTTATAGAAAAGGGCGCGTCGCGCGTGTTCTGGATACCAGACGGGAAGATACTCGAATGTTCGCGGATCGACCCATCGCGCAGTCCTCTCGATCAACCCCATCACATCCCTGAGGCCGAGCTCTCGCCGTAACGCCTCTAGGCCGTCTGGAAGCAAGTCGGCGGAGTCGCTTTTTCCTTCTTCTTGGTTCTGCAGCACTACAATCTCGATCCAAATCTCTGGGCAGCAAATTAGATTAGCCGCCGCCTCCAACTCGGAGAAACCATAGGATCTGAGTGTTATAGCGGCAACTTCGAAACCGCTTGATGGTGATCAGCCTAACGCTGGTGTTCCTTGTTCATCGCGCAACGGATCGCCTCGAACACCCGCCGCAAGGCGAAGGAACGCGCAATGCTGACAACGGTGAACACTGCGCCCATCTTGAGGTTCTGCGCCAGCGTCGTGTGAAGCCCGAACATCGGGAAGATCAGGATCTGCGTGCCGACCGCGACGCAATAGCCGACGATCACATTGGCGACGGCCTCGACCAGTGACATGAAACAGGACTGCTTCATGCTGGCACCGCGTCATCCATCGGCCAGCAGTTCAGCTGCCAGAGTTCGTAGCGCATGCGCCGCAACCAGCGGTACCACTCCATTTCCACAGAGGCGAAGCCGGTCCACCCGGTGGGCCAGCCCATCAGCGCCTCGACGAACAGCGGGTTCAAGGTTCGGCGCGGCTCGGAGGTATCGCGCCCAGCCATCGGCGTCACCAGGACCTGGCGGCCAAGGAGGCCGTTCACCGGCGTGTTGGCAAGGCTCGTCGCCCCGTCCTTGTGATCGCGTGCCGTCGGCGTCATCCACATCCCCGCCGCATGGGTAAGATCGGCCGACCGGCGATTGCCCGCACTCGGCTTGCAGCCATCGTTCGCCATCGGCGTCGGCCAGTCCCGCGCCATGCGGTCCAGGCCCTTCTCGTCCTTCCGCTCGCCGCCCCGGCTGCGGAAACTGTCGATCTGCGGCGTCGGCCAAAGTGCTGCTGTCGTCGCCAGGTTCATGCCGTGCTGCCCCGCCTCCTGCGATGGCGTGGGTTTCGTCTGCCGGTTCTCGTTGGCGCTGGCCCTCGGTGTCGGCCAGAGCCGCAGCAGTTCCGTCCGGTTCCCGCCACTCGACCGGGTGCCAGAGCAGGCGCGCGGGGTCGGCCAGCTCGTCCGCCTCGCGGATGGCGAGGATGAACAGCCGCTCACGTCTGTGGGGCGCGCCGACTTCCGCCGCCGTGAAGAGTCCTGCCGCAAGGCGGTAGCCCATGCCGACCAGTCCGCTGGCGACTTCGGGGAAGCCGAGGCGGAGATGATGGGCGACATTCTCGAGGAAAACGAAGGGCGGCGCGACCTCGCCGATGATGCGGGCGACATGCGGCCAGAGGTGGCGTGGATCCTCGGCACCCCGGCGCTTTCCCGCGACCGAGAACGGCTGGCACGGATAGCCCGCAGTGATGATATCCACCGCGCCGCGCCAAGGGCGGCCGTCGAAGGTGGCAACGTCGTCCCAGACAGGCGCTGGATCCAGGGCCGCGTCCTCCATCCGCGCCACGAGAGTGGCTGCGGCGAAGGTTTCCCGTTCGACATGGCCCACAGAACGATATCCGGGGATGGCGATGGTGAGGCCGAGGTCGAGCCCGCCAGCGCCGGAGCAGAGGGAGAGGCCGAACAGGCATGCGTCTCCGGCCCCGGAAACGCGTCCGGAGGAAAGTAAAGCCAGGTCATGCATGTCACGCGGCGGGTTCGGGAAGGGTTTCGGGTGCGGCCGGGGTTTCGCCCAGCCTCTCAGTTCTTACTTGCGCGAAGGTTCGACCATCGCCGTCGAGGATCGCGTCCTTGCCGGTCTCAGCCTGCCAACGCTCCACGGCGACATCGACATAGGCCGGGCTGATTTCCATCGCAAAGACGCGGCGGCCGTTGGCCTCGCCCGCCATGATCTGCGAACCCGAGCCGGAGAACGGCTCGTAGCAGAGGCCGCCCCGCGCCACATGCTGGCGCATCGGGATCCCGAAGGCGTCGAGGGGTTTCGGCGTGGGGTGGTCGGGGCGTTCGTCCTTCGTGAAGGACGGCATCTCCCATGTCGAGGGAAGCGTCTGTTCGGCCACCTTTGGCGGGCGGTTCGGGCGGCGCCAGCCCATGAAGCAGGGTTCGTGCTTCCACAGATAATGCGACCGAGTCAGAACCCCGCGGTCCTTGACCCAGATGATCTGCTGATGGACGAAGGCCCCCGCTTTTTCCCAGCAGGCTTCCAGCATCGCCTGGCGGCGCGAGGCGTGCCAGCAGTACCAGGCGGCGTCATCGGTGATCGCCTCCGCCACGGCGGCGGCGATGAAGCCATCGTAGAGTTCGGCTCCCTGGCTGCTGTCATCCCAAGTTACGCCATAGGACTGCGACCAGTCCTTGTTCCGCGTTGGATGGTTCGAGCCATCGTAATCCACCAGATACGGCGGGTCGGTTGCGAACAGGATTGCCCGCTCCCCGTTCATCAGGCGGCGGACATCGTCATGACTGGTACTGTCGCCGCAAAGCAGGCGGTGGTCGCCGAGAATCCAGAGATCGCCAGTCCGAGAGGCCGGATTGCGGGGTGGTTCGGGGATGGTCACCGGCGGCACGGAGCCCCCGGCACCACCTTCTTCTTCCCCGCCCCCCTCCGGCACGAAGGCCAAGAGCTTGTCCAACTCGCCGTCAGAGAAGCCGACAAGCGACAGGTCAAAATCCTCGGCCAGCAGATCGTTCAGTTCGGCCGACAACAGCGCCTCGTCCCAAGTACCGAGCTCGGTCAGCTTGTTGTCCGCGATGCGATAAGCCCGCCGCTGCGCTTCGGTTAGATGCCCGAGCACGATCACCGGCGCCTCAGTCAGTCCAAGCTGCGTGGCGGCAAGCACCCGGCCGTGCCCCGCGATCAGCTCCCCGTCCTCGCCGACGAGGCAGGGCACCGTCCAACCGAACTCGGCCATGCTGGCGGCGATCTTCGCCACCTGGTCCGCGCCATGCATCTTCGCGTTCTTCGCGTAGGGCTGCAGGCGCGCAAGCGGCCACATCTCGATCCGCTCGGGGGCGAAGGCAAGGGTCATGGGCAGGTGGCTTCCGATGTGATGGTTGATGCCAGCCGGATTCTGGACACTGGATGCCGCGCTGGACTCCGCGAGGGGTCCAGTGGCGTCCGGGGTGTCCAGCCCAAGGGCCAGCCTTTATTGGGGTTTGCACGGGGTCAGGTGGATCCGGCTTCCAGGTGGCTTCCCAAAAATCCGGCCCTGTCGCTAGCGATGCGCCGCGCTTCGCCCGCCAGCATACGAATATCGCTAGGAAGGAACCGGAAACTGTCTCGGGGTGGACCCTAGCCGGACTCTCGCTGGATACCGGGGTCTAGCGGACTCCGACAACGAAATGGGGAGAGCCGTCTCCCGACGCACTCTCCCCATCATGCCCTTCGGATAGCACGGACATGTTGCATGTGTCGAACACAAAAGTGTTGCAACACATTGGAGTCACATAGCATTCAGCCTTGCTGCGATCTTCGTCAGCGCAAGCTGCCACCTCCGCCACGCAGTAGTACGATCCACCCCCAACTCGCCACTGATCTGCTTCCACGGCACGCGGGCGGCGCGGGACCAAACCAGCTTGCGCTCGGCCTCCTCGATCCACAGCACCCAGTCGAAGGTTTGTTCGAGCCGGGTGATCGCGCTGGCCGAGGGCCAGACGCGCATCGGTTGCGGTTCCATCGCCGCGATCTCACGGCTGGTGCGCAAGATGTCGGGCCAAGTGTTGAAATAGCCCTTCGCCTTCACCGGCGGCAGCCTACGCAGGGTACGGAACGCCTCCTCGAAATGATCGGCGACGTCGTCGGCGGTCCAGACACGATCAGCCATGGCCCACCTCCCTCACCGCAGGAAGCTTGCCATAGAGCTTGTCACCCAACTGGTGGACGAGTTCGCGCTCGGGCCAGGTGAGACGCGGGTCATCGAGCGACACGGCCAGCATGCGCTGCTCGTGCCATCCGTCCCGTTTGACCTGCTCGGGATCCCGGCGCTGGCCGCCGTAGCCTTTGGGGTAGAGCCTCATGCCACACCCCCATTCGTCTCGATTGCCCAGACCAGCAACGCAATGGCATCGGCCTCGTTGTCGTTGACGGGGCTGAACCCGCGCGCGCGGGCCGCTGCGATCATTGCCTCCTTGGGCGCATTGCCCTTGCCGGTCGCGTGGCGCTTGATCGTACCGACCGGGACGCCCTGATAAGGGATGCCGCGAAGTTCGCACCACGCGGTCAAGGTTGCCATCAGACCGCCATAGACATGAGCCGCGTCAGTTCCCGCGTGGCGGCGAACTTCCTCGAACCAGATGGCTGAGATCGGGCCGGACAACCGGTCGAGTTCCGTCAGCCAATTGGTGAAGCGCAGGTAGCGCATCCCGCCGCCATCATAGCGGCCGGGCTTGAAGCTGGCCGTGCCAGTTGTGATCAGACCGTCATGGCCACGCAGGGCCCAGCCTGTCGTCGTGCCAAGATCGAGCGCCAGCATGCAGCGCGGGGTGTTATCGGACTGGGTCATCAAGACCTCCTCTTCGCTTTGGCGAGCGTGGCGGGAGGGCTGGCCGGTGAAGGCTGCGGTCTCGCCAGGCCCCGAAGGGTGGTCTGGTCATGTCAGGCGCGGGGCGAGCGTGCCGCCCGGCAGATCCTTCAAAACCGTCAGAGGGGTCTCTTGAAAGATTTCCGCCCCTAAGTGGTTGTCCTGTATATATAATATGTAGTCTTTCAATTATTCAATATTTCAATAGGTACCTCTCTCCTCATCTCAAAACGCGCGCGCACGCCTACAGGGATAAGGGGTCCTCTTGAAAGATTGAAAGATTTGAAGGATCCCTCTTCTCTCTTTCATAGCATGGGCTTGACCCCACTCCTTGCTTCAAGATCGCCTTTTGAGGCTTTGAAGGATCTCCGGTCATTCACCCCACCTTGCCATCCTGTAGACCATGGCTTGCTTGGTCGATGACCCGCGCATGCCGGTGGTGATGTCGCCGCTCTCGATCAGGGTGAGCAGGATTTCGTCGCGATCGCGCGATTTCAACCACTGCGAGGCCCGGGTGATCTCGGATTTCGTGATCCCCTTGGCCCCGGATGAACGGATGATCTCCTTCAGTCGCTTCAGGTGGGCCTCGGTCTCGGTATCCGCGACATGCCGCTCAACCGCTTCCATGGTCCGCTGGGCGTAATGCCGCACGAAACTGATCGCCCAGTCAGCCGCAGTGATCTCGATCTCGGGTTGAACCGGATCGCGCCCGACCGCCACGATCAGCGCAAGCTTCAGGGCGTTTTCCCCGATGCGGGCGAGGATGGCCGTGAAGGCCGTGCCCGCCGCCGCCCGCAATTCTTCGGTCAGCTCGATGCTGAGCTGGCGGAACCGGGCCCGGGCCTCCTCGGTCATGGGCACGATCATCGGGTTCACGGCAGTGTTCTGATCAGCGGTCTTGCCCGTTAGGTTGCCCTTCTTTCCGCCTCCGCCCGCCGCGATCATCTGCAGTCCTCGGATCAACGCAGGCGGGGCCTGCCGGATGCCCACGGCGATATTTTCGTCGGGGTAATCTTCGTCGCTGGGCAGGATCAGGAAACGGGCCAGTGATCCATCGACCACGTTCGCCCCCTGCAGTGCCCCCCAGAAGTGCAGCGGCGTCGTCGTGCCGTAGACGCACAGGCAGGGCTGGTTGATGTCGCGCCGCTCGTTCGTGCCGTCCCGGTTGGCATATTCCGCGCCGAGGAAGATCCCGCCAGCCGAGGTGTAAAGCTCGGTCATGTTGTCGAGGATTTCCGTGATGTGGCGCGGGCTGCGCTTGCGGTCTGCGGCAGCCGACAGGAACATGCCGAACTCGTCGATCTGGAACAGGATCGCGGGCTGGCGGTGCAGCGCGGTCAAAAGCCCTGCGCCGGAGGCGATCTTGTTTCCCCCGAGATGATGAGCCAGCCCCGCCTCGAAGAAGGTCTCGTTGATGATTTCGCGGGCGTGGTTCTTACCCGATCCACTGTCGGCGATACCCACGACATAAAGGTTCGAGCGCAGGTTGCTTTCGGTGCGGTAATTCCGCCCCATCAGCGCGCCGATGGCGCAGAGGCTGGCCCCAAGCGACAGAAGCGGCTGCGGGCGCCGGGCGGTGGACAGCATGTAATCCGTCAGATCGCCCACCAACCCGTCAGGGATGGCCAGCGAGAACGGCGGTGCGGCTGGGGCCACAGAGGGAAAATTCGCGGTTACATCCAATCTTGCAAGCAGACCCGCCGCAGGATGATCCCCGTTCTCCGGCAGGCTGCCATCCAGGCGGAGGTCGGGATCAGGCTGCCAGCCACGTTCCATTGCGAGATGATAGATCGTGCCAGCCCCAATCCGGTCGGGCTTGAAGCTGGCCCAGGCCTTCAGCGTGGTTGCGGGCACGTCCTTGGCGGCCTGCGCTGACCAGTCAGCAAAGAGATCAGCCCCGGCCTCGCCAAGCGCACCTTTCAGCGCCATGCCAATGCGCATCCAGCTGTCATAGTCGAGTTCGGCGTTGGGCAGCCATGCGAGGGCGGCCTCTATCGCGGGCAAGGTGCCGATCTGACTGTGACCGCGCGAGACTTCCGCTGGCGGCGATATGGCAGCCAGCCCGCGCTGCCGCAGGGTTTCTGGCAGCAAGGCGTAGGCCTCGTCGAGAAACGCTAGCGCCACCTCGGCCGAGATTTCCGGCAGGTCGGTGATGTCGATGTCCGCCAGCCCCTCCTCGGGCCAGGCATAGGGCGCGCCGGTGTCGGGGTGGATGGCATAGGCCAGGAACTGCTGCCCGAGGCAGAGCACCTCCAGCGGATGGCGTTTGATGCCGCGGAAGGGCTCGGTGGTGCGATAGACCAGCATGCGCTTCGGAGCTCGGCCGATGCGCAGCGCTGGCGTGTCACCGAGGCGTTCACGTGCCAAGCGCTCGATCCGCAGAGCCAGTTCCGCGTCATCGGCAATGTCGATATCGACCGCCGCCACGGCACCGCCCACGATCCCGATGCCGCAATCCGGCCAGGACGACCATATGGACACCTCGACCTCGGTGGTGCCGCGTTCAGCATGGCGGTTCCATTCCGGGTAGTCCGCCCAAGCCCCACGCTGGAAGCGGCCGGGCTTTTTCGTGCCCGGGCCGATGGGCAGGATGGCATAACCATTGGTGACGAGCCGCGCGCCGAAGCGCGCCATGAAGGATGTGTCAGCCATCAGAAGGGCACCTCGGGGGTCATGGCGTCGAGGCGTTTGCGGTCCTTGGCTGCAAGCTCGCGCAGGTGTTCGCAATATCCGGTGACGACCGCATCGATGAAGCGGTCCCATTCGGTCTCGGTCAGCGTGGCGAGATCGGACTTCCCGATGCTCTCGAGATACTCTCCACCTTGTTGGCCGCCGACGGTCATCGCCTCGGCTTCGTTCGGGGTGGGATCGATCATGCCCTTCCTCCCATGGCAGATGTCCTGGCAGGTTCGGCTGCAGAGGTGCTTGCGGCTGGCATCGCGGCGCGGGTCGGAGATGCGGAAGTCCCGGTCGAACCAGCCAAACCCACGAGGTTGCCGGTGGCAGACGGCGCAGAGGCCGGTGTGAATTGGGCGCATGGGTCGAACCTGTAGCCGGAGACTTCGAGATAGCGGCCCGAGGGACGGACCGAGATTTCGCTCGGGCGCGCAAGCCGCGCGGCTTCCGCGATGGCCTGATCGACGGTGAGCGGCACCGGGCACTCCGGGGCGCGCTTGCGCCACCAGTCTGCAGCTTTCTGCCGGGCATAGCCCTGGTGCTCGATGCAGACCCATTCGCTGTACGACTTCAGCCCGCAGCTATAGGTGACCTTCAGCGAGGGCAGCCCGCCAAGCTTGTCATGCCGGCTGTAGGAGACGCCGTGGACCGGCAGCCACTGCACTTTCGGCGACAGGACGGGAAGTGTGGCCGCCGTGGGGGCAATCTTCACCTTCCGGGCTGGAAAGACGTAGCCGCAGTCCGGGCATTCCGTCGCCGAAAGCGAGATGATGCTGTCGCATTCCGGGCAAACCTTGGTCGGGGCCTCGCCACCACCGGCCTCGCCGGGCCGTCGGGGCCGCACCAGATCGATCGGCCCGTGGCGACGGACATTGCCAGCAAAGTCGAGGACCAGGCAGTTTTTCTTGCCAAGGGCGAGGCGCGTGCCGCGGCCGACCATCTGCACATAGAGGCCTGCGGACTTGGTGGGGCGCAGGAGCGCGATCAGATCGACGGCAGGGGCGTTGAAGCCTGTGGTCAGCACGCTCATCGAGGCCAGCGCGCGGATTTCACCGCGCTTGAAGGCGGCGATGATCGCGTCCCGCTCCTCCTTCGGCGTGTCGCCAAAGATGGTGCGGCAGGTGATCCCCTGTCGACCAAATTCCTCGGCGACATGGCGGGCGTGCTCGACGCCGGAGCAGAAGGCCAGCCAGGAATTGCGCTCCCGCCCATGTTCGATGATCTCGGTGACCGCCGCGCGCGTGATGGCCTCCTTGTCGACCGCGGCCGCCAGATCGCGCTGGATGAAATCGCCCGCACGGGTGCCGACCTTCGAGACATCCAGCCGCGTGGCGGGCTGCTTCGAGACGAGCGGGCTGAGATATCCGGCATCGATCAGATCGCGCACCGGGGCCTCGTAGGCGATGTCGGTGAAGAGCGCGTTCTTTCCCTCGTGCAGCATGCCGCTGTCGAGACGGAAAGGCGTGGCGGTCAGCCCGATCACCTTGAGCGCAGGGTTGATCCGGGCCAGCCCTTCGAGAAAACGGCGATACATGGTGCTCGTGTCGCCCGGAATTAGATGCGCCTCGTCGATCAGCACGAGATCCGTGTGGCCGATCTCCTGCGCACGGCGGTGGATCGACTGGATGCCCGCAAAGAGGATGCGGGCCTGTGCCTCGCGCTTGCCCAAGCCCGCCGAATAGATGCCGGCCGGGGCCTCGGGCCAGAGCCCGATCATCTCGGCATGGTTCTGGGCGATCAGCTCGCGGACATGGGTCACGATCAGGATGCGCTGGTCGGGCCAAGATTTCAGCACGCCGTCAATGAAAGCGGCCATGACCAGGCTCTTGCCCCCTGCGGTCGGGATGACCACCAGCGGATTGCCCTTGTGGGATTGGAAATAGCCGTAGATCGCGGTGATCGCGGCATGTTGATAGGGGCGCAGGGTCAGCATGGCGCGGCCTCCGTCGTGCGGGCGTCGTTTGCCCAGGTGGAGCCATCGGCCATGCGGTAGGTGACGACATCGTCGCCCGCATCGATGACCACGCCCGGGACGAGATCGGGGATGAGGAGATGGCGGGTGCAGGCCACACGCTGCTCGGCAGGTGTCAGCGTCCGGTCGTGGCGGACGCAGTGCCAGCCGCCCTCAATTGGGGTTGAGTGCAAACAGGACCGGCAGGTAACGGCCGCCCCGCCACCCTCGTGGCAGACAGAATGGTGATCGCAGAACCGGCACTCGAACCAGGCCGGATCCTCGCTGATCCGCGTGGGCGGGTGTTGGGCGAAGATAACCCGGCCCGCTTTTTCCAGCAGGCGCCCTGCCATGGCGCTGTCGGCCTCGATGCGCTCGATGTGCAGCGCGTCGGTATCCTTGCAGACCGCGACGTACAGGGCGCGGGTGATCCCCGTCAGATGCATATAGATCTGCATCTGCGCGGCGTGCTGGGGCTTGGCCAGCACCACGCCCTTGGAGGTCAGTTCGGTGAAGCTCTTGATGCCATGGGTCTTGAACTCCAGCACATGCCAGGTCTTCGGGGCCTCGAGGATGCCGATGGCCACGCCATCAAGCGATCCGCCAAAGTGCCCGCCATGGGCCTCGACGCGGAACTGGCGGCCAGTTTCGGGATCGACCTCGAGCACCGTCGCACCGGTGGCGCGCAGATTGCGCACGAGGCGGTCCTCCTCCAGCTGGCCGGTCTCGAAGAGGCGCAGCAGGCGGCCAGAATGGCGCGCAGGCGTGACCCAGCGGAAATCATACCAGAGCGCGCGGGCGCAGGATTTGCCGATGATCGAGGCACCAAGGTGGTCGCGAAAACCATCGCCCTGGCGGGCCTCGTAATCGGCATAGATCGCCGTCAGCGTTGGCGTGGGGGCTTCGGGAATCTCGACCATCACAAACCCTCCCGTTCACTGCGGGCCTGTGCCTCAGCCAGAATGCCGTTCCAAGTCTCCGGATCATGGCGCTCGCGCAGGACGCCGATCAGCGCATCCTTCAGCTTCTCCCGGCGGCGACGGCCGGTGCCTTTGGCCAGGAGTTCCGCCCGTTCACGGCTCAGATGCCGGAGTGCCGTGCGGGCCCGATGGAACCAGTCCGGGTCGATGGGCTTATGGCCGCGCTGTCGGGCAAGATCGGCCGTCGCGATCTGGGTGCGGATCTTGGCAATAGCGTCGTCGAGTTCGATCAACCGGCGCTGATCATCAGGCAAGCCGGTGCTGATCACGGCCCCAAGGTTTCCCTCGGCGGCCGCGTTGGTCATGTCAGTCATGGGAGTGTCCTCAGATGGGGTTGGGCACCGCCCCGGCCGTCAACAGGTCAGGGCGGCGCAGCGCATCAGCCCTTCTTGTTCCAGGGCGCAGACGCCATCTTGGGCGGGGCCGCAGGTGTGGCGGGCGCAGCGGGCGTCGGTTTGGCAGCACGGGCCGCTACGCCGCGGTCGGGCGGCAGATAGGCGACGGCATTGCTTTCGCCGTAACCATTCTTCGGCGGCTTGACCTTCACCTGGATCGTCATCGGGATCAGGTGCAGCTCCTCGCTATCGCTGACATGCATCTTGCCCGTCGCGTGGCAGATGGCCGACAACGTGCGCTGCGCGATTTCCACCGTGGTCGGATTCGGGTTCACGAGGTTCAGCTGATCGAAGATCTTCCGGCCCTTGTATTCGCCCTCGAGAATGTCGAGCATCAGCCAGAGAAACTGGCCCATGCCGTTCTTGGTGACGCGCATCTCGCTTTCGACGATCTGGGCGCGGTATTTGCCCGCCGGCAGCAGCTCGTGGGCGGTGGTGGGTTCGACGCTGGTGGCGTCAAAGGACGTGTCGAAACGTGCCATGGTCTTGTCCTTTCAGGGCGATCATTCGGATTGGGGCATGGCCGCCATGAACTCGGCCCAGCTGAGGGGCAGCGTGTCCGGCAGGCCGTAACGGTTCTTGGCGAGGAAGGCGGGGCGCTCTTCGGTGTGCATGACGCGCGCACCGGACCCGAGCGCCCGGGTCACCTTCTTGTTGAAGCCGACATCGGATTTCGCGACCGAGATCTGATAGTTGGCGAAGAGCACGACGTCCGAATGCTCCTGCAGCAGCGCCGAGGCGCGGGTCTGCAACTTGATCACATACCGGTCGTAGGGTTCGTGCTCGGGGCTGTCGAAGCGCTTGATGTCGGTATGGGCAATCTGGATGACCGCCATGCCCTTCTGGTCCCGGAGCGCATTCAGCTTGTCGAGATATTCGCGCCAGACATTCAGCGCCTCGCCATAGCCCTTGCCGAAGCCGGGGGTTTCGATGGAGGCCCAGCCGTTGCGCAGGCAGGCCTCGGCCCAGATCAGCGGTTCCAGCCAGTCGACACTGTCGATGACCACCGTTCCGAACTCGTGGCCCTCGGTCAGCAGCGCACCTAGGGCCCCGGCCACTTCCGCATAGCTCGTCGCCAGCGGAAAATGCGGCACCTGAAGCTTGCCAAGCCCGTCCTCGGTCATGATGAACACCGGCCGGTCTGCATCGGCCGCGAAGGTGGATTTGCCGACTCCGGCCACACCATGGATCAGGATGCGCGGCGGCGTCAGCGCCGAGGTCATGCGCAGGGATGCGAGAGAAATGGCCATCAGTTCGCCCCCTCGTTCAAGACCAGCCGGAACTTGGGCTTGCCAGTCCGGACGGTCCGGGCGGGTTCGAACCCCTTGCGCCAGCTTTCTGGAAGGGCACCGTACTTGCGCTCGGAGACCGACAGCTTCGTGTCGATGAACTCGGCCGGATCTTCGCCAGCCGATGCGATGTTTGCAGCGATCTGGGCGAGCTTGGCCTGGTCCCAATCTATGCGCTTGGGCAGTTCGGCGATGACGGTGACGCCATTATCATCGAACCGGATCGTGCCAGTGTCCTTGCCAGCCTCATGGCGAAAGTCACCGGCGCGATCGGCGTATTTCACGGAGATGGCGCCATTGAGCCAATCCGAGATGGACTTCGCCTGCGTCAGCTGCTCGTCCGCCATGCCTTTCAGCAGGGCGAGCTGGTCGACGGGCAGCGCCGCGATCTGGCCCACCGGCATGCGGTGGATATCGGCGAGGGTGATGTGATTGGAGATCGTCATGTCCTGCCCCCTCACGCCGACATCGGCCGATGGGGTTCATGATCCGCGCCGCGGATCTGCTCGACCTCGAATGCCTCGACGTCCTCCAGCCGGTAGATCACCCGGCCGCCGAGCTTGATGAATTTCGGGCCTTCACCCGTCCACCGCCAGCGCTCCAGCGTGCGGTGCGAAATGTTCCAGCGAGCCGCCAGCTCGATCTGGGAAAGGTGCCTGGTCGCCATGTGAACCTCCTTGGGATTTCCGCGAACACTTGCGGGATCAACATGGCGGAGGGGGTGGGAGGCACCGTGGAGGCAACCGGGAGGCAAACTGGGAGTTCGGAAAGATCTTCGCGCCGAAATCAAAAAAGGCCGCCCCAAAGGACGGCCTCTTTCAACGATCATGCCGGCTCGGCGTCACCTCCAGAAGTGGCTCAGTGCCAGGACCTTCTTGGACGCGTGCTTTCTGTAACGGACAGATTACCCGTCGATATCCCAGAGGTAGTTGATGTTCCGGACATAGGTCTCGATCTTTTGCACATCGCCGTCTTGAATAAGGGACTGATGAAAAATGTCATGCCCTGTCGAACGCAAGGAAGGCGTGTCGGTCATCTCGCCAAAGGTAATCGACCAGGAATCCTCGTGCTTGGCGGCGACCACATCATTGATGACCCGAGTAACCTCTTCCCGGTAGGCGCGCTTCTGGTTGTCGCTGAGACGGGCAGCAGACATCGAGTTGAACACGATGGTCACGCCGCCTTTCCGCTCGCCGATCATGGAAACTGCGTGCAAAAGGCCAGCCATGAGCAGCGCCTCCACACAGGGAATAATCCGATCATCGTGGTCTTCATCCCAGATGATCGCAACGTTCTGGACAGCAGCTTGTTGGCGCAACTCTCCCGTTTCTGTACGCCAAGACAACGCCTGGACTACGGAATAGTGCGTGCCGCGCCCGATGTGCCCAGTCGGAGCGGGCTCATCGTAGATGCAGTGAAGGTGAGGAGAATATTTCGGGGTGTCATGCATGGGCATGATCGTATCCTTTCCATTAGAACTGTTTCTGATGGCTCGCGCCACCGCTCTTCGCAGGTTCCCCTGCAGCGCTGCAGCCTTCCGGCATTCACGCATGACCCCGGGCTTAGCAGCCCGACCGTCCCGTCAAACATAGAGGCGGCGCATTCTCGTTTCAATGGCGCGGTCTGCCGGATTGCGGCGAAACAACAATCAGGGCTCGATCCAGCAATTTCCGTCGTCGAACTTGATGAAGGTCTGCCAATCCTTGCGCCGGCCGAAGGCTTTCTTGAGCGAGTTCACCTGTCCACCATAGCCTGCCTCTTCCAGCACTGCTGCCACCCGCAGAACCGGTGATCCGGACCAGTAGGCGGCAAACAGGAGCTGGAGAAGTAGCCGCTGTTTGTCGCCACCGAAGATGAGAGTCTCGTCACCATGCCAGACGAGTCCGCAATCTTCCGAATGATCGATCGGGAAACGATGCTGGACTTGACCGGGGAACACCCGCGCACCGAGGACCTGCGGCGAGATTGCGAGCTTGGCCGGATCACCCGCAACATCCGCCACATTGATGATGTGGTTGCGCTTCTGGGCGATCTCCGGGATGCGCTCACCGGGCGTGGAAGTCAGGATAATGCGGATTTCCGGCGGCGGTTTGCGCCCAATCAGCGCCTCGAGTTGCGCCCAGCCCCCCGGATCCCCAAGCCGGCGGGCAAACCAGACGGGCACTGGGGCCTTCGCTCCGGCGAACTTGATGGTTCCCACGTCCCATACGAGATCAGAGATCAAGGGCGTCGGGCGTGAAGGCCCGGCACGGTCGAACGCCACCAGCATCTTGGCGAGGGCCAGACCGTAGTCGACCATGCAAACCGCGATGTCTCGATTTTCAACGCTGATCCAGCGGCCCGTGCTGTCGTGATAGCCGTATGATTTCAGCTCGGCCGACCAGGTGGCCTCGACCGGTTCATCCTCGTAATCGTCCATCCTGGCAACAACTGGGACATGCCCGCTCGGCACCAGAAGCTTCGCTGCGAGCAATGCGTCGGTCGCACCGCGCGAGACCTGATGCAGCGCCGATGCCTGGAGAGACGTGCTGCGGGCTTCCATGGCCCGCAGCAGGAGGTCGATCGCCCGCTTACTCAAGGACGTCGCCTTCGTCATTGTCGTCTTTCAGGATGCCCCAGAGGCGCAGATACTTCTCGCCGATCAGGCGCTCTTGCGCCGTCATGTCCTTCAGATTGCAGCCGTGCGGCATCGTGACGTTGAGGGCCAGCGACTTGCCACGACCGCCGGAGGGGCCCGGATGGAACTTGATGGTGAAGCGTGCGCGGGTAATCACCCATTCCGGCACGTCACCTGCGCGACCGAACACATGGGCACCGCCCCCGATGTCCAGTCCGATACGGTGTTCCGCCATCTGCCAGATCGTACGGTCGGCGCCGGACATGGATTCAAGCGTGATGCGCTCCTTTGCGTCGCCGAGATCCATCAGACGCAGTTCCTTGACTGTCACGCTGGCAATCCCGTCGGCAGGGTCGGTCGGGAAGTCGAACGGCCGCAGCAACATGCTGAGGTCGAATTCGCGCAGCGGCAGCGACTGGTCCTCACCAAGGGTGATCCCGAGCAGATCGCGCGCCATGAACCGGGTCAGATCGATCCGGTCCTCGCGGGTCTTAGCCACAACTTCGATCACGCCAGTCGCAGCTTCATAGGTCAGCGCAGCTTCGAAGACAGGTTTCACGATCCGGCGTGACAAGGTGCTGTTGGCATCGAAGCCCAGCATGTCCTCAGGACGCCCCTCCCGGTAGACCGCGACCTGAACAAGTTCGCATTCTTCACCATCGAGGATCACCCGGTGGCGGTCGAAGATGTCGACATGGACATTGGGCGTCTCAAACCGAGCCCGGATTGCCGCCGTAAACGCCGCGAGCGAGATCGGGTCCTTTTTCACCTCCAGATCGGCATCGACGCCAAACCCGCTCCAGGACCGCGTCCGGCGACGTTCGTCGTTGTAGCGCACCTCTTCCGCGAGACGGAAACGATCAGGCTCCTTCAAAAAAACCCACAGCGAGCGATTGTTGGCCCCCTCCAGCGCGTCGAACACAGCGCGGTTTTGCACGACGTTCTGCAAGGCGTTCTGCCCCGGTTCATCAGCGAGAGCCGCGACACGGCCGGCATCAAGGACGACGCGCTGCTTTTCGTCGTCGGACATGCCGTCCACGGCCTTGATCAGCGGCTCGACGACGTCCGGCTCGGGCTTGGTCCAATCGACAGGCGCGAGCGAGGTGAAAGCGCCGGCATTGAAGTAGTCCTGCAAACGGGTAACGGGGGTCTTGCGGAGGAATGCAGCAATGGCGGTCATGCGGGGCCCTTTCTTGGCCGGGAGGAGGAGGGAATCAGCGCGGCGCGATACGCTAGTGTTCGATATACACCGAACAAATTGCCGAGTCTACTTGCGCGGCACATTTTTGTTCGGCATATCGAACGCACGTCCTGAACCCAAGGAAACCAAGGATGAAACGATGACCACGTCCCTCGGCGCGAAGATCAAGCGCCACCGCCAGGAAAAGGGATACTCCCTCGACAAGCTCGCCGAGCTGACCGACTCGAGCAAGAGCTACATCTGGGAACTGGAGAACCGAGACACCAGAAAACCGTCTGGAGAAAAGCTGACCCGCATAGCCCAAGCCCTCGAGGTCACGACCGATTACCTGCTCGACGAGAGCGAGGAGCCCAGTGACCAGGTTCTGAAGGATGCCTTCTTCCGGAAATTCAGCAAGCTGGCCCCCGAGGACCAACAGAAGATCAACCAGATGATCGACATGTGGGGTAAGAAGGATTGAGCCTGCCGACCACGCCTCAAAGTTGGGCCAACCGCCTGACGAAGATCTTGTCCGTGCATCAGGCTGTGCACGGGCTCCCGCGCTTCCCCATCGACGTGGCGGCACTGGCGAAGGACTTCTCGCAGCAGGTCTTTCCGGACGCACCGATCACGATGGTCGGGGGGCTGAATCTCTCCAAAGGCGTCGAAGGCATGTTGATGCCGCGTCCGGGCGGATCAGGCGAATGGGGCATCATCTACAATGAGACCATCCGGTCCCCGGGGCGGCGCAACTTCACGCTGGCGCATGAGCTGGGCCATTATTTGCTCCACAGACGCGCCCATCCCGGCGGCCTCAAATGCACCAACCGCAACATGGCTGATTGGGATGAGGCGCGGAACAAGATCGAAGGTGAGGCCAATACCTTCGCCTCCTACTTGCTGATGCCGCTGGACGATTTCCGCGCCCAGATCAAGGGACGGGTAATCGACATCGACGTGATGACCGAGTTGTCGGACCGCTATGCCGTGTCCCTGACAGCGGCGATCCTGAAGTGGATGACCATCACCGACAAGCGCGCCATGATCGTGTTCGGCAAGGAAGGCTTCATCGATTGGGCCTGGTCCAGCGAACCGCTGTTGAAATCCGGCGTGTTCTATCGTGCACGGCAGGTCGTGACCGAGTTGCCGCGGGCTTCTCTGGCCGCGCAGGAGGTGGACTGGGATACGGGCCGTCACGGCCATCACCACCCGGCAGGTGTCTGGGCCGGTTCCGAGCCGGTGCGTGAAATGACCGTGTTCTCGCCCGGCAACGAGATGTCGATTTCGCTGCTGCTCTATCCCGACCGCGCGCCATCGCGGTGGGCGATGGCCGAGCTCGAGGAAGAGCCCACACTCGACACGTTCGACAAGTTCATGGGCGACGAAGCGCGCTGATTCGCGCCCGAAACAGTCTACGTCAGCCATGGGGGCGACGGAGCGCGTGCGCAGATTTGCGCGGTGCTTCTCATAAGCCGAGACTGTCCACAAGATATTGAAAGACTTGTGTTTTCCGGATTTCGCGATACCTTTTGACCATCATCCCAATCGCGAAAAGTCGCCATGTCATCCACTCTCGAAGGCCCGGTTTCGGGGCCCAATCCCCTATGCCCTGAGCGCATGTCATCCGAGGCGCGCCTTGCCGAGATCGGCAGCATCCTAGCCGCTGGGATCATGCGGCTGAACGCTGCACAGTCCAGCGGTTTATCTGCCGAGGACGGAGACAGTTTCGTGGACTTTTCGCCCCGAAAGAGCGGTGGTCGTCGTGCAAAACGTATCCGCATCGGAGGAATTCATGAAGCATCACAATAAGATAGTCTCTATCCAACCGGGCAATGACACAAGCCTGGACCAGACGGTGCTGTCACGCCTGGCCGCCCTGAAGGAGATGTCGGTCAAGGAGCTGAAAGCCGAATGGGAAAAGCTCATCGGCACCTCGGCACCGAACAACAGCCGGGCGTTTCTTGAACTGCGGATCGCCTATCGGCTGCAGGAGCTGACCTACGGCGGCCCCGACCGTGACACGCGGCGTATGCTGGATTTGCTGGCCGACGAGGTCGAAGGCCACGCCCGGCGCAAACATCAGATCGCCGATCCCCGCAATCCGGTGGCGGGCACGAAGCTGCTGCGCGAATGGGACGGCGTCGAGCACACCGTGACCGTGCTGAAGGACGGCTTCGACTGGCAGGGGCGCAAGTTCAAATCGCTCTCCGCCGTCGCCCGCGAGATCACCGGCACGCGCTGGAACGGGTACCGCTTCTTTGGCCTGCGCGAGCGCAAGCGGGAGGAGGCATGATGCAGCTGGACAGTCGCCCGAAACGCCGCCTGCGCTGCGCCATCTACACCCGCAAGTCGAGCGAGGAAGGGCTCGACATGGAATTCAACAGCCTCGACGCCCAGCGAGAGGCTTGCGAGGCCTATATCGTCAGCCAGCGCTCCGAGGGCTGGGTTGCCACGCGCGAGCGCTATGACGACGGTGGGTTTTCTGGTGGAAATCTTGACCGGCCCGGCCTGAAACAGCTTCTTGCCGATATCGATGATGGTCTGATCGACGTCGTGGTGGTCTACAAGATCGACCGCCTCAGTCGTTCGCTGATGGATTTCTCCAAGCTGGTCGAGGTGTTCGACCGCAACGGCGTGACCTTCGTCTCGGTGACGCAATCCTTCAACACGACTACATCGATGGGACGGCTGACACTGAACATTCTGCTGTCCTTCGCCCAGTTCGAGCGCGAGGTCATCGGCGAACGCATCCGCGACAAGGTGGCAGCCTCGCGCAAGCGCGGCATCTGGATGGGGGGCTATGTGCCCCTCGGCTATGATGTGCAGGATCGCAAGCTGGTGGTGAACGAGGCCGAAGCCG